TAAAGAGTATTTGGAATAAATCCAAAGAAGTTTATCTTGCAGGAGATGATGATCAAGCTATTTTCAGATGGGCAGGAGCCGACCTTAATTATTTTATTAATTTAAAAGGAAATATAAAAATTTTAGATAAATCACATCGAGTTCCTTCGGGAGATATTCATAATCTTGCAATGAGACTTGTTAATCGCATTATTAAACGTCGTCCTAAGCTTTGGAAACCTAAAGCCAAAAAAGGTATTTTAAGATACCATACAGACATAGAACAAGTTGATATGTCTTCAGGAAACTGGCTTGTTCTGACCCGAACTAATTATCAACTTGAACCTATTAAAGATTTGTGTGAGCAAAGAGGTTGGTATTATACCTGTAAGGGAGATAGAGGAATCAATGAAGAGACCTTTACAGCCATTCATGATTGGGAAAAATGGCGTAAGGGATCTCCTTTAATCTACAATGAAATAAAAAATATATACACCCATATGACTGTTAAAGGAGGAAGACTTAAACGTAATTATAAAAACTGTAAAACTTTAAATAAAGAAAAGAACTATCTCCTGCAAGATTGTATGCGAGATCATGGACTTCTCACCAACGATGTTTGGTATAAGGCGCTTGATGATATAGACAGAAACCGAAAAGAATACATTCGAGCAATGAGAAGACATGGAGAACAGCTTCAGAAAAATCCTAGAATTCGTCTGTCTACGATTCATGGTGTGAAAGGAGGAGAAAGCGATAAAGTTGTTCTCCTAACAGATTTAACACAAAATACAATGGAAAATTTTGTTAAAAATCCCGATGATGAAAATAGATTATATTATGTAGGTGCCACACGAGCTAAGGAGGAACTGCATATTATTGAACCTAAATCTAACGACATGGCTTATCCAATATGATATATAATGGGAAGTAAAAGCGCTTACTTGAGACTTAATAATGAAGACGTTAAAAAAATGACCGAACTCAAGAAAAAACAAAATTTAACGTATGCTATTATTGCTGAACGTTTTAGTACTACGGGACAAACAGTTAAAAAATTAATAGAACGATATCAAAAGAAGAGAGGATGATGAAGAAAATATTTTTATATAGTATGATTTTTATTTTATGTTCTAGTTGTAGTCAGTTTGCACTCCTTGCAAGTGGAAGTTCTTTAGCCATTAGTCAAAACGCATACATAAAAATGTATAATGCAGTAGATTTTGGAGTGACACTAACAACTAAGAAAGGAATGAAACAACACCTATATGAAAAAGGAAAAAATAATGTACAAACCCTTACCCGAATCATTAACCATTAAATCTTCAGGTATTCATAACCTAGGACTTTTTGCGACAGAAGATATAGCACAGGCAACGAATCTTGGTATGACGCATTTAAAGTTTGGAAGTCAGATTATTCGAACACCGCTCGGAGGATTCATTAATCATTCTAATGATCCCAACTGCTTTAAAACTAAACTTTTATACACTAATCAGGATGATTCTAAACTTAAGTTTAATTATAAGAAGTGGAATCTTGTTACCGCTAAGGAAATAAAAAAAGGAGACGAATTGACGTTAAAATATACGTTCTACGGTGTATGAGAAAGGAAACCAAGCTTAAACAACTTTATCATGAAATTTTTAGAGATGCCTCACTCTATGAAAAACGTTTTAACATACAAATGGTTGCAGCTACTTATATGGCGATTGCCATGCGTTTGTATAAAACTAATTTAACCGATAAAGCATATAGACATATGATTGAAACCGTTATGAAAACCGAAGTAAAACCCTATAAAAATTCAAAAGACACAATTCATTGATGAACACATATAATAAACAAGTAGGAGGTAAACATTATAAAAAATATAAAATTCAGCCTGCTGAATTTATTATACAAAATAACATTCCTTGGAGCGAGGGAGAAGCTATCGTTCACATTATACGACATACAGATAAAGCAGGAAAAGAAGATTTAGAAAAAGCTAAACACTATATTGATATGATTATTGAGAGGGATTATTCTTAATGCAAATCCCTTTATTTAAGCCTCAAACTGAATGGGCTCCCGCTGCCGAACTTCCTGACTTAACTTATTATCAAGACATCGCTATCGATTTAGAAACCAAAGATCCTGATCTAACGAAACGTGGTTCGGGGTCTATTATCAATAATGGCAAAATTGTAGGAATAGCTGTAGCTGTTAAAGATTGGTCAGGTTATTTTCCCGTGGCACATGAAGGGGGTGGTAATTTAGATTCAACTCTTGTCTTCAAATGGTTACGTAATCTTTTAAAAAACGAGGCCAATAAAATATTTCATAATGCCATGTATGATGTGTGTTGGTTAAAAAGTCTAGGCAATATGGTTATTAATGGAAGAATCATCGACACAATGATTGCTGCTTCTTTAGTTAATGAAAATAGATTTCGTTATGATTTAAATTCTCTTTCTCGAGACTACCTAGGAATGGGAAAAGATGAAATAGCTTTAAAAAACGCTGCTAAAGAATGGGGAATTGATCCTAAGGCCGAACTCTATAAACTTCCTGCTATATATGTGGGAGCTTATGCCGAGAAAGATGCTGAATTAACATTAGCTTTATGGAAAGAAATGAAAAAGGAAATTCATCATCAAGATCTTCTTTCTATCTTTTCATTAGAAACAGATTTATTTCCTTGTCTTGTGGACATGCGATTTAAAGGAGTTCGTGTCGACGTTCAAAAAGCTCACAAACTGAAGCAACAACTAGCATCAAAAGAAAACCAACTCCTACTAAAAATAAAAAAAGAAACAGAAATAGATACCCAAATATGGGCTGCACGATCGATTGCCAAAGTTTTCGACAAATTAAAATTACCCTATGAACGAACGGAGAAAACACAATCACCCTCCTTCACCAAAAATTTTTTGCAGAACCATCCTCATCCTTTGGTTCAGTGCATTGCCAAGGCTAGAGAAATAAACAAAGCTCATACAACCTTTATTGATACCATTATTAAGTATGAACATAAAGGACGTATCCACGCCGAAATTAATCAATTACGTTCGGATCAAGGAGGAACGGTTACAGGTCGATTTTCTTATGCTCATCCTAATCTTCAGCAAGTACCCGCACGAAATAAAGAGCTTGGTCCAATGATTCGAAGTTTATTTATTCCTGAAAAAGGACATAAGTGGGGATGTTTTGATTATGACCAGCAAGAGCCAAGACTCGTTGTACACTATGCATCAGAACTAAATTTACCAGGAATTCAGGCGGTTCTAGAATCTTATAAAAAAGGAGACGCAGACTTTCATAAAATTGTTGCGGACATGGCAGATATTCCACGACTTCAAGCTAAAACTATTAATTTAGGATTATTTTATGGAATGGGAAAAAATAAATTACAGGCGGAACTTGGAATAAATAAGGATAAAGCAAATGATTTATTTCAAACTTATCATAACCGAGTTCCTTTTGTTAAAGAATTAATGGATGCTGTTTCACGACGTGCACAGGATTCAGGAAAAATTAGAACCCATCTAGGAAGACTTTGTCGTTTTCATTTATGGGAACCTAATCACTTTGGAATTCATAAAGCATTACCTCATGAAGAAGCTCTACGTGAATATGGACCAGGGATTAAAAGAGCTTATACTTACAAAGCTTTAAACAAACTTATACAAGGCTCCGCTGCAGATATGACTAAAAAAGCAATGTTAGATCTTTATAAAGAAAATATTATTCCTCATATTCAAATTCATGATGAATTGGATATTTCAGTGGAAGGTGATCAATTTAAAAAAATCATAGAAATCATGGAAAATGCAGTTAGACTTGAAACTCCAAATAAGGTAGATTACCAGTTTGGAGAAAACTGGGGAGATATTTAAGATTAATAATCTAGGAGGAAATATGGATATAATTAAAGACGGCATTAAGCATGTATGGAAAGATCATAAAAAACTTACCATAGGTGTGATAGTAGTAATTATACTAATTTTAGTCTGGTAATTTACAATTGCTTGGTATATCCAGGCACTAAAATCAATTTTTTTGACAGCATTAAGGAGATTGAAATGGTCCACTGGAGAATAAAACGTGCAAGAGATTTAAAAGGTAGATATAGAGGTGATGATAAATCTACTATTGACTTCAATGAAGCATGGGTAGCTGGTAGAGCACCAAAAAAAACCTGGTTTCAAAAACAAATGAAAAAACTTTCGAATTGGTTCTTTAAAGGTTTTTATGGTCAATAAATGTAAAAATTGTTTCTGTGATTGTCACTGTAGTGTGAAAGAACATTCTGATGAAGATGGAGTATGTGTATGTCCACAATGTACGTGTCAACCAGGAACCTTAACAAATAACAATGATGAATGTGAATCATGTCAATAGATAAAACAAAGTGTTGTAAAACACACACAGAAGAAAAAGAAAAATCTGGAGAATGTTGTCAACAAGATAAAACAGAACAACAACCCGATAAAAATGAAACGAAAGAGGAGAAACATGAATAAATTATTCCTGGTTCTTGCCCTATTATTTGTCTTGAGCGCCTGTACAGCCACGCTAGGTAAAAAATGTACTTATACACAAGAAGGAACTAAAATTTCTTCATGGATATGGATATATACTGATGGCAAGCCAATTGATTTAGACAAAAACAACTGTAATTAGGAGATTAAATGAGGTCTCAAGATGAAATTGTTAAAGATATTAAATATGTCTTGGAGGAGAAAGTTGCTCCTTCTGTTGCGCAGCATAATGGTGCTATTAATTTTATTAGTTTTTCTGATGGTGTGGCTAAGTTAAAACTATCAGGTAGCTGTAGTGGCTGTGCAATGTCACAGATAACATTACAAAGAGGTGTTGAGGATATGCTAAAGCACTATGTGCCAGAGGTGCAGGCTATCGTAGGTGAAGATGATGATAAGGCTGAAGAGCAGGGTTATTCTCCTTATATGCCTAGAGATGCTGAACCTGATTGGGAAAAATTCGAAACCACTAAAGCCCGATGAATTGTAATTAATGATCTGGTTGTTAATTTTCATAATAGTCGTAGGGTACCTAATAGCAATGCGTAAAGAAATTATTATTTACTTCAAAATGCTGTGGGAAAAACTATGGAAAAAACAATAACCATTAACCCAGATGATGGCTCTGTCACAGTAGAACAACATGAAGTTCATGAGGGAGTTGGTGTTTCTTCCGATGGATTTAAAATTAATACTGGAATGGGTTGGGGTATAGATATTGCTATTGTAATTGCCGCCCTTGCTATAGTGTATATTGGAAAAAAATACGTGGACCGATGGTTCGCTAGAAAAAAATGATGTGGACTGATTTTGTAGATATAATGAATTTTATATTCATTGCTAATGATATGTGGATGATGTGGACAGGTTTTATCCTGGGTGTAGCTCTTATTTGGAAGATAAAAAAATAACTATGGAATATGACGTATGTTAAAAGAACTAAAAACCCTATTGCAAAAATACTTCGGTATTTCAAGCCCCAAACCTATCGAAACAAAAAAACCTATACCCGTAAAGTGCGTAACTCCAAAGGAAAAAATAGATGACTTAGTCTCGGAGATTAGTAAAGATATATTTGGGATTCATGTCCGAATTGAATGGGGTGAATGTCCTCATTGTGAAAGTATCTCTCAGATGCTTAGTACTAGACCAGGTTATTTTAGATGTTCTAATTGTCATGAAATTACTAAACAATATGTTAATGGACGTATTGTTTATTTACCTATTAATAATCATGACTCCTTAAGTCATGACCCAAAAGAAAGCTAAAAATATTTTTGGCTATACACATAGCGGGCAGACTAGACGTAAACGGCCTGGCAGACATGCTAAACGATATGGAAAGCGAATTCCACGCAGAAAACCCTCTCGTGGCCAGGGCTAATATTCTTGACATTTTTAATGGAATTTGCCATACTCTCATGTATGCAAAAGAAAGAGAAAAAAGTAACCATAACAGCCAAAGGAGCATCTCAAAAACAATGGTTAACATTACTTTTGGAATTAAATATAATTAAGAAAGCATGGAAATCCGTCGGAGTTGAATTAGCCCTCCAAACACCAGAACTAAAAAGGATACTCAGATGGGGCACTAGAAAATATGATGAGTTTAAGCTAGAAGAATGAAATTTATAATTCTTTTGCTATTAGCTTCGGAACCCCTTTATTTTCCATTTGACAATACCACAGATTGCTATGATCAAGGGATAGAGGTTATGGAATCCATAGCCACGTATCAAGGACCAGGAGTCAACCAGGGATGGTATACCAAAGAAGATAAATTAATTTACGCATTTTATTGTGAATAGACCTATCCTAAAAGGGAGATGAGGACAGGTCTTAAAAGGTGTGATAAGCGAGTACTTATTACAATTCTGACACAATGTCAAATAGGATCTCCTTTAGATCCATTTTTTACCTTTGGTTTAACTATAGATCTCTCGGAACAAACAAATTTAATATAGGTCTGGTAA